GATCTCTTTCCATACTACAAGGCTGGACGCAAGAAGGTTCGTGAGCAGAGTGATATTGATTGGCCACTAGTGTTCGAGACTCTTAATAAGATCAGAGAAGAGATAAAACAAAACCTTCCCTATACTGTTGTCCATGTTGAACACTGTGAAGCAGATGACATTATTGCAACGATATGTCTTAACTCTACAGAGGATGTGTTAATTCTTTCTGCTGATAAGGATTTCATCCAACTACATAATGAGAGAGTGATACAATTTGATCCCATCCGTAAGCGCAACGTACAAGTAGAGGATCCTAAACAATATCTTAAAGAGCTGGTTATCAAAGGAGATAGTGGTGATGGGATACCTAACGCGTTGTCTAGTGATAATTGCTTTGTGGATGGTATTAGACAGAAGCCAGTAGGTAAGAATAAGTTATCCACGTGGTTAGGTATGAGTTGGGAACAACTCTCATCAGATGTTCCAGAGCTTACAGGACTTGAGCGCAACAATAAGCTAATTAATTTATCATTAATACCTGAACACATTACTACAAACATTTGGAATGAGTATCAAACGCAGCTTGCGACACCTAAAAAGGTAAATATTATTGGGTATCTGCAAGAACATAAACTTAAAACAATGATGGAACATGCTGGGGAATTTTAATGAAATTGAGCTTATCTGAGATATTGAAACAAGCTTCTGAGTTTGATAAGAAGCAAGACAGGATTGACTTTTTGAATAGATGGGACAGTGCTGCACTGAGAGCACTATTCAAGTATGCTTATGATGAGAAGGTAAAGTTTTTGCTACCAGAGGGTGAGCCTCCATACAAACCAAACGAGCTTCCTGATCAGGAAGGAATCCTGTTTAGCGAATTGCGTCGTCTGTATTTGTTTATTGAAGGTGGTAATCCCAACCTGAAACCAACAAGAAGAGAGTATCTATTTGTACAGCTGCTAGAAACTGTAAACAAAGAAGATGCTAAACTTCTAATTGCTGTTAAAGATAAGAAGATACCGTACAAGGGTATTACAAAGAAGTTTGTAGAAGAGCTGTATCCTGGACTACTAGAGGGGTAAAATGGGCAAGACGAACAAGCTACAACGTTCACTAGATGAGAAGCAACATCACGTATCAAAAGCAATAAAGAAAGAACACACGGACAGGTCGGTTAAGAACATCGATAGGATGCTGAGAAGCAAACGATACGAGCAATTTTACGATGACCTAGATCACAATCGCGATAAGGAGTACTGGGATGAACAATAGTTGGTTTTGGCAAAATAAATTTATGGGGTGGATTGAGGGAAAGTTAATATCTCTAGCCAATTGGTTCTGGAATAAACGTCATCAGCCACATTATCCTAAAAAAGAACCTCAGGTAGAGACTACAAATGAAAACAAGAAAAAAAGTCCGGCTAAAAAAGCTCCTGCTAAAAGAACTCCTGCTAAAAAGAAAACAGACTGGAACGTAAAATAACGTATGCCTGTATACACTTTCATTGATAAGGATACAGATGAACTTATCGAACTTACTTTACGCATTGCTGATTACGATAGCTTTCTCACCTCTAATCCTAATCTTGAGCGTTACATTGACTCGTTTCCTGGAATTGTTGGGGGAACTGGATCAATTAGAACCGACTCAGGATTTAAAGAAGTCCTCTCAAAAGTAGCAGAAGCTCATCCCAATAGTGAGCTTGCAGATAGAACTTTATCTCGTTCTGCTACACAAGTCAAAGTTGATAATACAGTGAACAAATACAGAAAATAAAATTGAGAACAAGATACTTCGAACATAAGCCACTTCCTAAGATCGAGATCCCACGAAAGGAAATAGATGGAAAACGCTATTATGTTACTCCAAGCGGTGAGCAGTATCGCTCTGTTACTACTATTCTTTCTCAGTTAACCAAAGACCATATTCAAAAGTGGAGGGATCGAGTTGGTGAACAAGAAGCGACAAAGATCTCAACAAGTGCTTCAAAGCGAGGAACCAAACTCCATACCATGATGGAAGATTATGTTGGCAACGTTGAAGACTTTGCGTTGAACAAAATACCAACAACTACTTCATTATTTTTAGATATTCAACCATATGTTGACTCTAACTTGGAAGAGGTGTATGGTATTGAATATCCGTTGTACTCTGATCGTTTGAGAGCTGCTGGAACTTCTGATCTGATATGCAAATACGCAGGGAAACCTACTGTACTTGACTATAAGACTTCAAGTAAACGGAAGAAGGAAGAGTGGATCGAGAACTATTTTATTCAATCAACTGCTTACTCGTTGATGGTGAAAGAGAGATACGATCTTGACATTGAGCAGATTGTTATTATGATCGCAGTTGAGGGTGACAATCCTCAAGTGTTTGTGAAAGATCCAAGTGATTACGTCAAGAAAACTATTGATATATTTGATACCTATTAGCCTTGTTGGGTGTGCTAGCACTCGTGAGGAGCATGGATCTGTCCTCATGGAAGATGTTGTTGTTCAACGTACTACCGTAAGATCTACTACACAGAATCCAACACCCAAGAAGAATGGGTCAGTCTACATTCAAGGTGACAATATTACCATCGGCACAATGATTGTTAACTCTCCCAATGCTCGCGTCGATAATTCTACCAACACCGTCTATGTTGAACAAAACAACAAATACGATAGACGAGGAGAGCCATCATCTGTTCTCCACTATCATGAAGATACTAAGCTGTACAGTCCTTACGAGCCTGTAAAACCTCTCAATCAACCAGCATACAACTCTGATCGTGACTTCTTTAAAAAGATCAAACCCCACATCATCACTATAATACCTAGCTTGTTAATGATCAGATAATATTACTAAAATTGTAACTGTTGACTTTATTTTCCAAAATAGTTAAGATGTTTTTGTTGTTTGACGTTATTATCAATTTATTATGGAGATTTACACATGACAGCAGTTATCAACGCAAAGCAAGTTCTCAAGACCTACGGCATCAAAGATGGTTCAGTTGTCCGTGCTATTCAACAAGTTGGTGAAGATATTGGACTCTCGTCTGATCCTCTTGCATATGCAAACTCTATTATTTCAGACCTTGGTGGTACCGATCAGTATGATCTTGCTTCAGCTCGTATTGTTGCTAAAGCTCTGGTAGAGCAAGCGATGACTCAGGAAGAGTACGATCGACCTGAAGCTGTAATGATTGCTGATAAGAAGCTGGACAAGATCCGTAAGGATATGCCTTATGTGTTCGCAGAGTCTGAAGCTGCTGAGGATCAACCTTCGACCTCTACTCGTAAAGTCAAGATCAAGTCGGTCAAGACTAACGATAAGAAGCCTAAGGCTAAAGCAATATTTGATGCAAACAAAGATAAGACCAATGGTGAGATCGCTCAGATGATTGCAGCTGAACTCGAGATCACATATGCCAATGCATACTACTATGTGTCACGCGTGTTCAAGCGCTAGGAGTTAATGCAGTACTTTCACCCTGACTTCGGTCAGGGTTTTTTTGTTTCTACTATGTGAGGACCTATGTCATTCTTTACACTTTCAGACCGAAACGGTCATTCTATTACATTCAACTCTAAATTAATTACTCATGTTGCAGATGGTGTTGAAGAAGGATCTGGTGTCGCAATCTATCTTGCTGGTGGTGGATGTGAGATTGTGTCCGAGCACTATCTCGAGGTTGTTGGAATGTTAAAAGGTCTTCACAATGACTACTAACGATGAACTGTCTCGTGTTCTAAATAGGATCAAGAAACTTCAAGAGTGGGAAGTTGTTGTCAAAGTACCAGACGACTTTCAGTTCTATGGTGTAGTACCATATGACATTAACATCTCAAATGGGATTGCTTTTGTTAAAGTAATTGCTGCTTCTCTTGAAGAAGCTACTATGAAAGCAAAGAACTATTTCAATGGGCCGCAAGAAGAAGATCCGACCTGAAAAGGAATGTCCAAGATGTGGTACACTTCACATTAAACGAGGAGTGTACTGCAGCTACAGCTGTGCCAACGTTCGTGAACACTCAGAGCTTGACAAGATCAACAAAGGGATCGCTGTATCTGCCTATCACAAAACAGAAGCTGCCGAAGAGCATAAGTGGAAACTAGCTCATATTGCAAAAGCAGCAAGACAATTCCAAACTGATTCAACTGCCATTATGCCAACTGAAGAGGACATGGGTATCCCATTACCTCCAAGCGAAGATTATGATGATCTGCACGGGAGAGTCTCGGGCAGAGATATTTGGTATGATGTTGACTAACTCCTTGATTTTCCAGAAGAACTTTTTTGTTGACTTAATATCGTTTGAAGCCCATAATCTCCTTATTGATTGAGCAATTGGAGGTTGTATGTTTGATAACATTAATACAGAGCTACAGTTGATTGCGCAGGAAGCGTATGATGCTGTGACTCAAGCGATGTACGAAGATTACATCGATGAGATCTTAGCTAATGAAGAGTTGATGATGTATGCTTCTAACTCTTACGACTGTGACTGTGTTTATTATGGGAAACAATAATATGGAAATCAAGACTGTTGGTGGTACTTTTGTAGCTTACGATGCTGCTGGTAAAGAAGTAGCACGTTCCAAGTCCAAGTATTATCTGAAGCAGAAGATTCAAGGTATTGATGTTGCTCCTGTTGTTGATAATAAGGCAATTGAGTTCCCTATCAATCAGCGATTTGAGTTCGTTGAGAAGATCGTTGGTATGATTGCTAAGCGCATCTCTCCATCAGTCGTTATTACTGGTGAGGGAGGTCTTGGTAAGACACACACGGTGATGGAAGCTCTTGAGCGTTCTGGTCTTCGTAATGTTACTGATCTGATAGCAGATGTGGATATTGGTACTGTTGATACAGATGAGACCATGTTCGTCGTTATCAAAGGATTCTCTACAGCTAAAGGCTTGTTCAAGCTGCTGTACGAGAACCGTAACGCTACTATTGTGTTCGACGACTGTGATTCTATTCTGAAGGATCCAGATGCTCTTAACCTGTTGAAGGGAGCTCTGGACTCGTATGACACTCGCTACATTAGCTGGAATACTAGCTTCTCTGACGATAGTCTGCCACGTATGTTTCAGTTTACTGGTGGCGTGATCTTTATCTCTAACTTGACTCAGGATAAGATCAATCAGGCTATTCGTAGTCGTTCGATGTGTATCGACTTATCGATGACTGTTGATCAGAAGATTGATCGTATGGAGCACATCATGAAGCAGCCTTCGTTCTTGTCCTCTGTTCCTACTGTTCAGAAGATGGAAGCGTTTGAGTTCCTCCGTGCTAATCGTAATGATGCTCGTGAGATCAGTCTCCGTACTTTGATCACTGTCTCCAAGATTCGTCAAGCTAACGATTCCGATTGGGAGCAGCTTGCTAAGTATATGTTGGTAAACTAAGAGGTGGTTATGAAGAAGAATTCTGGTTACAAATTCTGTATTCACTTTACTCGTGAGTTGTATGGTGGTAAAGTATTGTACCACGACTACGTTCGGTACTGCGACAAAGAGTCAACAGAAAGAACTGTTGCTTTTTATTTGACTTGCAAGGATATTAAGAATGTTCGTGTAGAGTATTTTGGAAATCAAAAATGAAAACGGTATTAATAGTGGTCGGAGTGATCATTCTGGCTATACTAATGTTTGCTGCTTTTATGGCAGCGGAAGCACATATGAACACAGATGAATATGAGGGCAAAGATGAGTAGTTCACAAATAGTATGTAACCGAATCATAACTCCAGATGGTACTGTTCTGCAGTCTCATCATCGACACGATTATGTCTCCTACATCGATAAGAATGGAAGAGAGTATATGGTCGATGGAGGTAATGAATACCTAAGACGCACTGTACATGATGAAGCTCCTTACACTGAGTTCTCTCTGACAGTTGACGATCCGTACGAGGACGTGCGGCAAGGATTCACGTGGGGCACTCGTGGCAAGGATGGTAAGCAACCACTTACCTGGG